GCCAGCAAAAGAAGAATACATCTGCAATCCAACAGGATTTTACTCTATTACCAAAAAAGCAGCAGAAGATTTATTGATTTCTTTTTGCAAAACCTATAAAGTTAAGTATAGAATTTTGCGATTATGTAATGTTTTAGGTAATAATGATAGTAAAGCATCGTTAAAAAAGAATGCCTTAGGTCATATGATTAATCTTCTTAAACAAGATGAGGATGTATTTTTATATGATAGTGGAACACCAGTTCGTGATGTGATGCACCTTGATGATGTGTGTAAAGCAATAAAACTTATCTGTGATGAAGGAAACACAAACGAAATTTATAATGTTGGGAGTGGACAACCAACATCTATTGGTGATATAATTGGTAAAGCAAAGGAGTATCTGGGTTCTAAATCAGTTATAAAGTCTAAAGAAGCACCTGAATTTCATAAAATTGTTCAGGCAAAAGATTTTTATCTTGATACATCTAAATTGCAGAAACTTGGATTTACTCAAACAATCTCGACAGACAAAATTATTAAACAACTATGTACGACCTAATTGACAATTTTATTCAATCTGCTAGGGATATTGATAATGATGTATTTCCTTATCTTGCAAACAAAAAAGAATTTGTTAGTGGAGAAGATAATGTTTATTACTCTGGTCCTTATTGGGATGACCTAGAAGTTAGAGAACTTATTTACTATACTATGAAAGGTAAGTGGCTTTCTTCCGGAGAACAAGTCAACAAGTTTGAACGTGAGTTTTCAAAGAAATTTAACTTTCAACATTCGGTGATGGTGAACTCTGGAAGTTCTGCCAACTTGGTTATGTTTGCTGCACTCAAAAAACATTTTGGGTGGAAGGATGGGGATGAGATTATTGTATGTGCTTGTGGGTTTGTTACAACGATTGCTCCAATTGTTCAGTGTGGATTGAAACCAGTTTTTGTTGATATTGATTGGGAAGATCTTAATTGGGATTTGGATCAGGTTGAAAGTAAAATTACAGAACGAACTGTTGGTGCAATTTCGTCTCCTGTTCTGGGTAATCCTTATAACATAGATAAGTTTGTTGACCTTTGTCAACGTAAGAGTATTGCTTTGATTGCAGACAATTGTGATAGCCTTGGCAGCAAATGGAACGGCAATTACCTGACTGATCATGCTGTAGCTGCTTCTTGCTCTTTTTATCCCGCACACCATTTATGTACAATGGAAGGTGGTATGGTTTCTTCTAATGAAAAAGGAATCATTGATCTTGCCCGTAGTTTTGCCTGGTGGGGTCGTGGATGTTATTGTGTGGGGCAGCAAAACCTTCTTCCGAATGGAGTTTGTGGAAAAAGATTTGATACTTGGTTAGAAAGTTATGATGATATTGTAGACCACAAATATGTCTTCTCTGTAATGGGATACAATCTTAAACCACTTGATTTGCAAGGTGCTGTTGGTCTTGTTCAACTTCGAAAGTTTGAAGAAATTCATAAAATCCGTAGAAGCAATAAAGAAAAAATTCAAAAGATTATTGAGAAAATTCCAGGCACTAGAGTTGTGAATGAAAGAGTAGAGTCTGAAACTAGTTGGTTCGGTGTGCCTATCATCTGTGACAATAAAGAACTCAAGAGGTCTCTTGTTGCATATTTGGAAACTAATAAAATCCAAACAAGGAACTACTTTGCGGGAAACGTTCTTCTTCACCCCGGATATAGCCATCTTGGTGATGCTACTAAATATCCAAAAGCAAACCAAGTATTGAATAAAGTATTCTTCCTTGGGTGCTCTCCAACAATTAATCAGAATATGATTGATTATATTGAAAATGTAGTTGACTCTTTTATCAATGCTTGACTTATCTAAAATAACACTACTTGCTGTAGATAATACATCCAGGGTTGTTGGAACAATCAAAGCAATTTATACCTGTCTCGACCAAGCAAAGTTTGGATCGGTCAAACTTATTACATCAAAAGAAATTAAAGATCAATATCAAGATTCTTTGTTGCAAGATGGAATTGTAGTGGAGGAAATGGTTTTTCCAATCACTAATATTGATGAATATAGTAGATATTGTTTGTACGAACTTTACAGGCATGTAGACAAAGATTATTGCTTAATGGTTCATGATCATGCATTTATTGTAAATCCAGAAGCATGGTCGGATGAATTTTATGAATACGATTATATTGGAGCTCCTTGGCCCTATCAAGAAAATTCTTATGTAACTCCTTTTGGTGAACACATTAGAGTTGGAAATGGTGGGTTTTCTTTTCGTAGCAAAAAACTTTTAGAGGTCCCTTTAAAAAGAGAGATACCATTTGATTGCACAACCGGAAATTTCTATAAACATTTTAATGCAAACAACTTTGCTGAAGATGGAAACATTTGTGTTCACAACAGACATATGTTTGTTGAAGAGGGATGTAAGTTTCCTTCTGTTGAAGTTGCCGCAAGATTTTCTTATGAAACATCTGTGCCAGAAAATCAAGGATTGACTCCTTTTGGATTTCATTTTAATCTTCCACCCACAATATCAATAGAGGAATAATTATGATTGGGTATAATAGACTTGGTTCTAATGGTCGTTTGGGAAACCAAATGTTTCAGTATGCTGCTCTCCGTGGCATTGCTGCTCATCACAAATATAGTTGGGTTGTACCATCTCCAAATGGTCCACATCAAACTAATTATGGACTCTTTGATTGTTTTGAAATGACTGGAGTGAGTGAAAATAATTTTGATTTGGTTCCAAAAAACTTTCCAACTTATAAAGCTAGCACTGGCGCATTTGATGAGGCATTTTTTAATAGTTGCCCCGATAACTGCAACATTGAAGATTATTTTCAAACTGAAAAGTATTTTACACATATTAAAGATGAAATTAAAAGAGATTTTCAATTTAGAGCAGAACACTTAGAACTTTGTAAAAATTTTATTTCTCAGATTGGTGATGTTATTTTTTTACATATTCGTAGAGGTGATTATATAAACCTCCAATACTATCATCCTGTGTGTGAATTAGAATATTATGAACGTGCATTGAAGAAGTTTGATAAAGATATTCCAGTTCTAATTTTTTCCGATGATATTCCTTGGTGCTCTCAACAAGAAATGTTTAGTTCTGATCGATTCCTTCTTTCTGAAGGTGGCGAAAGATATGCACATGTGCATCTTGATGCTGACGGACAAATGAGACATTCACTTATTCCTTATATTGATCTTTGTTTAATGTCTCTTTGTTCTGGTGGTATTATTGCCAATAGTTCAATGAGTTGGTGGGGAGCATGGTTAATTGAAAATCCAACACAACCTATCATTGCTCCTCAAAAATGGTATGGACCTGTTGCAGATGTTGATGATAGTGATCTTATTCCTGAGAGGTGGGAAAGAATTTAATGCCCAAAATTTCTATTGCTATTCCTGCTTATGCTAAAAATGCTGTGGAAGTTCAATATTTAAAAGATTCTTTTATAAGTATTGAAAAACAAACTTTTAAGGATTTTGAAGTAGTTGTATCTGATCACTCTAAAATTAATGATCTTGGTAATCTGTGTGATGAGTATTCTACTAAGTTTAACATTAAATATATAAAAAATTTTTATGGTAG